CATTGGGGTCCTCTTCTGCGGGTTTGTAATCCGCGGTCCTATTTCTCAATAGGTCCCCTTCACTTAACGCTAGGGTACTACAGATGTCCATAAAGAGAATACCCCTTGATTGGGAGCCTTTCCCCTACGACTTCAATGTACTCGAAAATGAACTATCCCAAGGGACAGTCCACGCGTTACTTAACGAGCTTGATTTCCTCCTACTCGAAAGAGTGGCTGGTAATGACGGCTGGAGACTAGTAGTTTCAGCAATGAGACACTAGGTGAAACATCTGATCAGGCGGAGTGAGTTATGAAGCAGACCACGTCTAAGTGGATGGGTAGAGCCATCGTTGTGATAACGACGGCCGCTATCCTGTTTCTTGGTGAAGGTGCGGTTCGTACCGTACTTCTCCTTGACGCTCTGCTCGGGCCTCTCCGTGAAGCCAGATGACTGCGGGTACTATCCAAATCGGGGGTAACCCCGAAGTGGCTACTCATCCTCCAGGTTTTCGTTTTAAACGGACCTGGTCAGGGACAGACGGGAAAACTTTCTCGTATGCCGGAGGTACTAAGACCAAGTGGAATTTCTACTCGGCCCAGATCTCCTTGAGTCGTATTGGGAACCAGACTTACACTGGGAAATTTTGGAATAATTATCCAACTCTCCCTAAACAATTGTTAAGTCTTGGCCCCGCCAATGTCTCTTCGGGCCTCCTAGGCCCGGAAGCAGCTTTTACCTCTAATGATCAACTGAAACTGTTATCAAAATTAACAGAGAAGGTTAAGGGTCACGATTTTAACCTCGCGGTTAATCTCGCTCAGGGGCGACAAGTTGTTGACATGGTTACGAGTAACCTTGCTAAGATAGCAAAGTCCGTGAGGGCGTTGAAGCATGGCGACTTCGCCACTGCTGCACGTCAACTCGGCGCCAGGCCTAGAACATCGCGGTTAAATACCAAGGATGTCTCTGGACGTTGGCTTGAGCTGCAATACGGATGGCTTCCCCTTTTAGGGGATACGTACGAAGCAACGAGGGCTTATGCGGCTTTAACCGCCGGCCCAAGGAGCAAGATGTACAAAGTCACCATGGTTGCAGCGAGGAAAGACATTGTTGCCGTAGTGGGTGATTTTAAATACACCACACGAAACAAGATCAGGCGCCAAATCATCTTCGAACAATATGAGAAGATGTCGGCTCCCCGATCATTGGGTCTTACCGACCCATACAGTGTCGCTTGGGAAGTAATTCCCTATTCCTTCGTAGTTGACTGGTTCGTCCCTATCGGGACGTATCTGGACGTCATGAACTCCATACCGGAGCTCGTTGGCAGATTCCTTACCACGACAACTACGACTAGAGAAGGTATGTTCTTCAGGCGTGACTACTCATCTGACCCTAATGGTCGGACGACAATCAGCCAGATGCCTACCCGTGACGCTAAACAGATCGATGTGTTGAGACAGCCTTCAACGGCTATCAACCCGCCCCTTCCGACCTTTGTTCAAGGTCTATCGGGGACAAGAATCTGGAACGCCATATCTCTAGCTCATCAAGCCTTTAGTTAATGGGTCTAAACAAAACCCTATCTTCGTTGTTTTACCTCTCTATATGTAGGAGGCCAAATGGCCGCAATGACAAACATCCTTGTGAAGGATGACGCCAATCCACTGGTCGAACAGACCTTGATCCCGATCTCTGATACTCCGTCGCCTTATTGGCGCGGCTCCGTTGCGGGTGTGCCCTTGGATGGGCAGATCCGCGTATGGATGACCAGCGAGAAGGTCAAAAGTGGCGCGTACAAGCTGACGTTGAAGGTTGAAGTCCCCACGATGGAGACTCTCGGCGCTTCTGGAACCTCTGCGGGCTACGTTGCCCCTCCGAAGGTTGCGTACGTCTCGACTGTGTTCGTTACACTGTTCGCTGATGCACGTTCTACCAACGCTGACCGCTACAACGCGGTGAAGATGGCAGTTGGCATTATCCAGGGTGCTTCTAGCACTACTGCGACTGGCGTTCTTAGCCAGTCTTCGGCAGCGGATGCTTGGAAGGCTTCTGTTCTTCCCGGCCCGTTGTTCTTTGGCCAGCTGGTGGTTCCGAACTAGTCAGTTCGGTTCTGGTTCCGATATAACTCCATGGAGCATAACGCTCCTTTACCGTGAGGTTAGATACTTTATGGATTGGATACAACGCCGCAACTCGGTGGACACGCTTGTGTTCATGCGAGAAGTCTCAAACGTCCTTGCTAAACACGGTCCCATGGCAGCTCAGCTTTCCAGCTGGGTTGATTCTGGGGATTTTAAATCCGTGGTCGACTTTACCGTCGACTATAAGAACGTTACAAGCGTCGACGATCTCCGTGCCACACGCCAGATTCAAGCCCTCTTCTCTAAACAAGAAGTTGATTGGTTTGGTTATGGCGCTAACATGGAGCAAGTCGCGTATCGTAACTTCCTAAAGGCTGAGAAACGGTGCGAAGAAACGAACACCCGATTAGGTACCACCCGTCCATCTGGACGCGTCAGCGTAGTATCTCACTATGCTTGCCGTAAAATCAGTGATATCCTTGGTGATGTTCCGCTCCTAGCAGACTTACCGTTTTCTTTTGGACCTGGGGCATCAACAAACGTCAAAAGCGTCGAAGCGAATGCTTGCGCAAAGCTAGACGCTAGCCCAGTTTGTAGTGAAGATATGCTGTCCAGTGTGGGCGAATTCTTAGCGGAATTCCCCTATCTTACCGAACATCATTGCACTAAAGGACTAGAAGTGACGAAGCTCGTCTTTAACGAGACCGAGCCCAGTTATGAACGGTTCTTTGACGTGCTAGTTCAGGTAGGCGCTGGGAAGCTAACCTTCGTCCCGAAAAGCGTTAAGACAAAGCGTCCTATTGTAGTTGAACCGCTCCTTAATGGGCTTGCCCAGAAAGGAATCGGTAGCTATATAAGGGACCGTCTGAAGCGCAAATGTAACCTTGATCTGAGAGACCAAGGGCGCAATCGCGAGCTTGCTCGTATAGGTTCATTGGATGGCTCTTTAGCCACAATTGACCTGAGTAATGCCAGCGATACCGTGTCAATCTCAGCAGTCTTCGAGCTGTTGCCTCCTGATTGGGTCGACTTCCTTGGTCGATTCCGGACGGGTGATGTGACTCGCCACAAACAGACCCTAGAGCTCCACAAGTGGAGCAGTATGGGTAACGGTTACACTTTCGAACTTGAGTCCTTGATTTTTTACGGACTTGTGTACGGAGTGTGCCGTGCCTCTGAATGGGGTACCGAAGACATCAGCGTGTACGGGGATGATATTATCATACCCGCACATTTGACGCAGCTCTTAATCGAGGTCCTTGACTGGTTCGGCTTTGAGGTTAACACCGAGAAGTCATACTGGGAGGGACCTTTTAGAGAGTCATGCGGAGCTGATTGGTTCCACGGGAATGACGTTAGACCATTTTACCTTAAGAACAGGATAAATGATCAAAGCCTCTATTCGTTCCACAATTGGGCCATGAGAAACTGTGAGCGCGAGCTTGCAGCTATCATCCATGACTGGACAATACCGCACAATCGCATTTACGGTCCTGACGGTTACGGTGATGGGCACCTTTTAGGGTCTTTCACATTACGTACCAACAGGGCCTCACGGCGAGGAAAGTGGGAAGGAGGCTTTTTTGATACCTATTCCCTGGTCCCAAAGCGCCTGAAGAAGCGCAGACCGGGGGATTGGCTACACCCAACCTATAGTATTTATACTAGAGGCGGTTCAGTAGGCCGCTGGTGGGAGGAGAACCCTCCTGTCGCTCCCGACATTGTTCGGGGTAACAACGGCTATCGAAGAACGTCCATCTATAGTCTGGCCACGTCCATATTTGGACGTGCACCTTAGGCTATTTAGCCGACCCTTAAGTGGGTGACACTACGGATAGACGTGTGGAGTGCTGCGCAGTAATGCACAGTCTTGTG